GATCTGCGGGAGCATCTCGATGATCTGCGGGATCGCCTTGAGGAGACCCGTGATCAGCGCGACGACGAGCGTGATACCCGCCTCGATCAGCTGCGGGAGCATCGTCAGCAACCCCGCCAGCAGCTGCAGGACCAGCTCGATCGCTGCCGTGATCAGTTGCGGGAGCGCACCAATCAACCCGGTCACGAGGGACAGCAGCAGTTGGATACCCGCGTCGATGATCAACGGCAGGTTGGTGATGATCGCTTGCAGCAACCCCATCACGAGATCGAGCGCCGCCTGCAGCAGCATCGGGAGTGCCTGCACGATACCCATGACGACCGCCATGAGCAGCTGCACGCCGCCCTCGATGATCACGGGCAGTGCACTCACGATCGCGGTAAGCAGCCCAGTCACGAGCTGCACCGCGGCGGTCACCAGCAGCGGGAGCGCCGTGATGATGCCTTGGATGAGCGCCATCACGAGCTTGATCGCCCCGGCGATGATCATCGGCAGGTTGGTGATCAGGGCCTGCACCAGACCGGTGATGAGCGCGAGCGCCCCGTCGACGAGCAACGGGATCGCCGTGACGATCCCAGCGACAAGGCTGTTCACGATCTGCACAGCTGCGCCGAGCAGCGCCGGCACCTGGGACAGGATCGACGTCACGATGTCGGGGATGACCGTCGCGACGGCACTGATCACGCCCGGGAGGGCCGCGACCACCTGGCCGACGATGCCCGTGATGCTGGACACCAGCCCTGAGACGTCCCCGCCGGAGAGTGCGAAGCCTGCGAGTGCGGCTGCCGCGACGCCGAGTGGGCCGCCCAGCAGCCCGAGCGCGCCGGTGAGGCCGGGGATGGCTGCGGACAGGAGAGGGATCCGTGCGAGCACGCCTGCCAGGCCGCCGGCGCCGAGCGCGGCGAATCCGGCCCCGAGGGTCGCCAGCAGCGGGGCCATCCCGCTCATCCCGGAGGCAAGCCCGTCTAGCGAGCTCGCTGCGGCGGTAGCGAAGGGCACGAGGACCGCAGTGACCCGATCGACCAGCCCTGCGAGCGTTGTGAAGAACGCGACGATCTGAGGGGCGAATGGGGTGATGAGATTCGCGAGCCCGCGGGTGACCGCTGTCCGCAGGTTGGTGACGGAGGTTGCGATACCAGCGGTTGCGGTCTTCGCCTGGTCAGCGAACGACGCGTAGCCCGGCAAGCCAGTGCGGTTCAGATCGAGGACTGCACGGTTGAAGTCCGAGAACGAGAGGGTCCCGTCCTGCATCGCGTTGTACAGGTCCATGGTGCTCGCCCCGGCGCCGAGGAGCGAGATCGCGAGCTGGTTCATCTGCCCGGGCATCGCGTTGACCATCGACTTCCACGCCTGCATGTCGACCTTGCCGTTCGACAGCATCTGCGTGTACTGCTCCATAGCGTTCGACTGGAGCTCGGTCGATTTCCCGCCTGCGAGAAGCGCGTTGTTGAGGGCGAGAGACAGATCGGTGGCCTCGCTGAGCCCACCCGTGAGAGGAGCCAGTTTGGTGACCATCCCGGTCATCGCGTCGAGCGACGTCGGCAGTCCAATGAGGCTCGACGACATCCTCGAGAGCTGAGTGGATGCATCAGCGGCCGAGTAGCCGAGGTTCTGCATCATCCGCGGGAAGTTCGAGAGCGTGTCCACTCGCGAGATCGCGGGACCGATGGAGGACGCGATCGCGATGGCAATCGCTCCCGTGGCAGCGGTCACCGTGGCCGTTGCGGCGTTACGGATGCCAGACCCGAGTGCATTCGCGACAGCCGATGCGGCGTTGCCCGCTGCGCTCACGACAGACTGGAATCCGCTCTGAGCTGTCCGCCCGAGGCTGGCAAGGCTTGTCGAGAAACGCGTTGTCGACACGGTGCCAGCGTTCTGCGCCGCCGCGAGAGTGCCCTGAGCCGCCTTAAGCCGCGTAGTGGCCGCCGCGACGGCTTCAGTGGTCGTCGCGTGCGTGCGGCGCACCGATGCGAGACGCTCCTCGGCCGCCACCGCCTGCGACGACGATGCGCCCGACTTGGCGACCGCCTCGGCTAGACGCGTCTCCGCGACTCGGACACGTCCAGCGTCGTCTTGCTGCTTCAGCCGTACGCGAGCGAGCGCTGACGACGCGGACGCGACCTCGCTCGTGAGCCGCTTCATCGAGCCGGCACCGAGGTTTCCGGCGGACGAATCCAGCGCGGACTTCAGGTCCTTGCCGAGCGCTCGGCCGCTGCGGGCGCCGACACCCTTGAAGCCCCCCTCGAACGACTTCGCACCGGCCGCACCGGCATCCTTCGTGTCCTTCGTGACCTTCGACTTGAACCCGGTCATCACCGGGAAGATCGCGACGTGCCCGGAGGCGACCTGAGAGGACACGGGCACCCCCTTGAGGTCAGGTGAACACGAGACCCGAATCGATCTCCGCGAGCGCGGTTGCGACCTCTTCGGGGGTGGCTTGGTCGCCGCGGAGCACGAGCACCCATGGCATGACGTCGCGTGACTGCTTCCCCAACTGTGCGGAGAGCGTCAGGAGCGCCGGAACGGTGGCGGGGTAGGACCATCCCGCCAGTTCGGCGCCTAAGGCTGTTGACGGGTCTCCTGCGGCTTCCTGGAGGAGGATCCGTACCTCACCCCACGTGACAGCGTCGCCCAGATCGGAGAGGCCCACGGAGAACGTCTCACGCAGAGTGCGTGCGACGGATCCGCGGTGCTCTCCGATGAACTGGGCGACGCTCAGGATTCCGGGAGTGTGGCCGATGCGATGCGCTGGAAGACGTCGAAGAACTTCTGCGCCATCGCGATCGTCTCCGTCAGGTTGTGACGGGTGAAGTCGGCGAGCGACTCCTTGCCACCCATACGCTCGAGCAGCGCCTTGACCTGGTCGACCGGGTCGGGTGTCGCTGCGGCGAGCGTGTCGATGTCGTCGAGGCTGAGGTGCAGCGGGAGCTTCACGATCGCGCCGTCTTCGAAACGGCCGATGAAGTTCTTCTCGACGATGATGTGCTGGATCTTCGGGACGAGAGCGGCGATCGCCTTCTCCTCGTCTTCCTCGGTCCAGTTGTCGAAGTCGTACTCGGGTGTGGTGGTGGATGCCATGATGGCGTTCTCCTTCTCGGGTTGTCGGGTTCGGGTGTGAGACTGGCCGGGGCGACCCGATAGCACCCCGGCCAGTCGTCGGTTACGAGACCGTCACATCGGGCGAGGTGCCACCCGTGAGCGAGCTCGAAGCGGTCAGCGTCGCCGCCGACGGGAACGTGACCGTCTTGGTCGTCGTCCCCGTGACCGTCACGCCGGAAAGGCCGGTGACGCCGGAGAGCGCGTTGATCGCGGTGGCGATGTCCGCCGCGGCCGCGTTGTACGCGATCGGTGCGGTCGCGTACCCGTTCACGATCAGCGTGAACGTGCCACCCGTCGGGGAACCGGTGACAGCGACGGACCAGCCCGTCTTCGCCGCCGACGCGCCGGGGATCGCGGGACCCCACTGCCAGAAGGGTGCGTTGTTGAACAGCGGATCCTCCGCCCACATGAACGTCACTGCCACGCCCGGCGTCTCACCGCGGGTCTGCTGGCCGGGTTCGATCGCCGTGATCGTCGCGACACCCTCACGGCGACGCGCACGGCCGCCGCGGTAACGGATCTCCTCGAAGAGGATGAACCGGTTGCCGGGGATACCCGACGCGACCTCGATGACACCGTTCGCGTCGGGGGTCTTCCCCTCGGTCAGCGCCATCACCGCCGCGTTATCCTCCGCGAGGGTGACCTTCACCGAACGGGTGCCCTCGCCGGGGATCGAGTACCCCTTCTGCCAGAACTCGATCGCGTCGCCCGAGTCGCGGGTCTCCGCCGGCGCACCGTCCTGCTTGACCAGGCCGAGCTTCTTCATGCCGGAGGGCATGACGAGCGGGTTCGCACCGAGGGCGCTCTTCGCGATCACGTTCCCCGCGTCGAGCGGTGCGTACGCGACGATGCCAGTGACGGGGACGCTGACGGCGTCGAGATCGTTCCCCATGCTGTCTGCGGTCATAGTGGTCTCCTTCGTATGAGAGGAACCCGGCACAGTTGCCAGGTCCAGGGGTGAACGGGCACGTCGACCGCCGACGGGACCGCAGGGGTATCGGGTTACCGGCTCACCAGGAGCCGGAGACTGTGTACTGAGCCGTCATGTACCGGCGGGCGACATCGAGCGACTCAGCGACCGCGTACGGTCCGTTACAACCGCCCCACTCGACCGATGCAATCGGGCTGCCGGTGACGAGCGGGAGCGCATCGTCGAAGAGGACCCCGGCGAGCCAGAGAGCCAGGTCGTCGATCGGCTTCGGAGCCGCTTTCGACCCACCGATCACCGACGCACCGATCGAACGGTCGAACGTCGTCCAATCCAGACGGGAACCGGAGTCGTCGCGGATGACGATGAGCGGCTTGCTGAGCGGCAAACTCAGCGGGGTGGGCTCCTGGGATGCGACGGTCACGTTCTGCCCGTCAGCAGCCGCACGCGACCGCACGTACCCGGTTAGCCACAAGGTCAGGTTCGGTGGCATCACGATCATGATTGCTTCGCCGCCTTCAACGCCCGGGCGAGGTTCCCGGTCTTGCTCTCGATGAGCAGCGTCTTCGGGTCGGTGCCGATGACCTCCGTGACGCGGCGGTACTTCGACTCGCGATGCTGAATCTCGATGCCGTCGCGGTAGTCACCGGAGTCGACGGGTGCGTTCGCTTTCGCGATCTGCTGCGTCCGCGTGCCGACACCGTCGACGAGTGCTTCCACTTCCGGGGAGCGGAGAACGGTCGCGAAGAAGTTCTCGTTGAACTCGATGTTCGTGTCGCCGCTGCGAGCCATGCGACACCGCCTCTCAGCCGACGTAACGCGTCAGCGGGATCTCCCGCGGCGGCGTGAACCGAGTGAAGGGGTTCGTATCCGCGGCCGGCGGGATGCCATCGATCTGGTACGTCGCACCCACGAACACCGTCCCCGCAGGGATCGATGTCGCCGATTCGGGCAGCGGCGGGGTGAAGGTGCCGTCGAAGATCCGGTCACCCTTCTGCACGTCGAGAGCTCCGTCGCAGAACAGCGACTTCGACTCTGACGCCTGATCACGCGTCGCCGTCGCCAGCAGCGCCGTGGATGTCTGCGCGATGAAGGACTTCGGGAGCGCGAGGAGGATGGGGTGCTCCCAGTCCGCCGGCACCTGCTCCCCCGAGTACGGGTCATCCGTGAGACCAGCACGCAACCGCCACACGGTCCGCCCGTGCGGGAAACGCATCCGGTGCATCAGCAGCCCCGGTCCGGCCACAGGCGGCTGATGGGGCGCTCCAACGGGAACGAACCCACCGGGAGCCCAGACGCCACCGTAGAGCCGCACAGCGACCGCAGAGCGCGCGTACGCGACCCATCGAACGCGGACACCACATCCGCATAGTCGACACCCGCCGAGCCGATACGCTCCGACTTCACCATGCGCGAACCGCGGTCCTCGACATCCGCGTAGATCCGCTTCAGGATCGACACCGCCGTCTTCCACTCCTCCGACGTTTCGTCGAGGGTGAAGATGCAGGGGGCGATGGAACGAGCCTCCGCCAGCACCTCACGGGCGAGATCCTCGTCCGTGCCGATGACATCCGGTGTGATGGCCAACCCCACCGCCCCCTCTCAGATCAGGCCGACGCCGCAGCGGCGAACGCTGCGAGCTTCTCGGCCTTGTTCTTCGCGGTCTTGATGTCGATGCCGTGCGCGTCCGCGTACGCGTCCAGCTCCTTGTTCGACCACGCGTCGGTCGGGTCGCCCGCGGGGAGTTCGACCGATTCCTCGATCTCCTCCTGGTTGACCTCCGGCGGCGCCGGGTTGAAACGGTCGAACCGCTCCAGGTCGTCCTTGTGGACGTCGACCTCGTCGCCGAGGAACCCGAACGCGCCCTCACGGCCATCGGCCGACCGGTAGGTCGCGATGCCCGCCCGGATCGTCCGCTTCGCCATCAGCCAGCCAGACCCGTCACCTTGAACACCGAGTACGGGTTCGTGACGTACTGAACGAAGCGCGCGTCGGTCTGGACCCACGTGCGCTGGCGCTCCGGCTCACGCCACGTCTCGGTCGACAGGGGCTTCTCGAACCGCTGCTCACCGGGCTGACCCGCCTCGAGCGCGTACGCCGTACCCGCGGCGACACGGTTCGACGGCTGGAAGGCGAGACCGTAGGACGCGGCGACGGCCTCGAAGTCGGAGCCGTACACGAGCCGCAGCTGCGCGTACTGCGCCGGGTTCAGCACCCACGTGTTGATCTCGACGCCCAGCTCCTGCTGATCCGCGAGCAGCTGCACCTTCGCGAAGTCCGCAGCCGGCCACGCCGACGCGTTCGACTGGCTGGAACCACCCGTGACCGTGTTGTTCCAGTTCAGGCCGACGACGGTCTGCGAACCGATGCCCGCGATCGCCGCATCGACGATCGCGATCGCGCGCGCATCCTGACGGCGGACCATCGCGTTGAGGAGCTTGCGGCCCTCACGCTGGATCACACCACCGTCGTTCCGGTCACGAGCCTCGTCGGTGACGAAGAACTTGCCACCGTGCTTCTCGACCGCCGCGACACTCGGGGTGCCGTTGTCCGACGTGACGAGCGGGAACTCGCCACCCGGCGCGACCTCCTGCACATCCCGAGTCGGGAACAGGTCGTTCAGGGTGAGCTGGTCATAGATGACCGCACCACCCGAAACACCACCCGGGCTCGCGAAGAACAGGGGGCTGATGTAGTTGCGGAGCGTCAGATCCGACAGGTACCGCGTGATGCGAGTCGGCTGGTTCAGCATCGTCTCCACCGTGATGGTGGAGCCCGAGACCGTGGGGCCCGCGAGCGGGTACGCCGCAGCGTTCTGTGCCATGGTTGTGCTCTCCTCTCTCAGTAGAGCTCGATGAAGACGTCGTTGCCGGACGTTCCGGCCGACCAGGCGCGGCCACGGGCCTTGCCAGAAGCGAGCGTGACGGCACGCCCGTTCGAACCGATCTCGACCTCCGCGCCGACCGCGATGTTCCCACCCGCGGTCACGGGCACCACAGCACCCTTGGAACGGAAGACGAGGACCTTCGCGCCCGCGGCCGCGTCACGCACGGCGACACCGACGGACAGGCCCGCCGCGGTCGCGGTGACGACGGTCGCCGGCGTACCGGCCGACACCGACAGGGGCGCCGAGATGTCGACGAAGGTCTTGCCCGTGACGCCGCCGGAGCCGACGATCGCGGTCAGATGGGTTCCCGGCTCGTACGCCGGGATGCACTCGTTTGCCATGATGGTGGCTCCTCTCAGCGCGCCCAGTGCGCGGGGTAGGCGTCGTCGGACGCGACGGCCTGGTGGCCGAGCTCCTCGACGGGGACGGTGTTCTTCGCGAGCGTGGCGAGCACCGCACTGGTGCCGTCCTCGTCCTTCTCGAGCAGCGCCCGGAAGTGATCGCGGGAGGCGGCGCTGATGCGGCCCTCCTGCAGGGCGGTCGCGATGATGCCGTCGCGGCGCGCCTTGTCCTGCTCCGCGCGGGCCTCGGCGCCGCGGGCAGCGTTGCTGCGCAGCTCGGCGAGCACGTTCGCGTCGATCGCGACGATGCCCTCCGGGAGGCCAGCGGTGGGTGCGGTGGCGGTCGGGGTCACCTCGGGAGCCGCCGCAGCGACCTCCGGGGTGTCGGTCTCGGTCGTGCCGAGCCGCTCCTGAACACCAGCCTGGGGTGCGTCGTTCGTCACGACGTTCTCCTTTCGGATGGGGATACCCGGCTCGGACGAGCTCGGGGGCTTGGGTGCCGTCGCGCGCGCAGCGGCAGCGTGAGCGCGTGCCAGTTCGGCGGCGGCAGCATCGGACGGTTCGACGAGCAGCAGATCCGGCTCGGTGTCATCACCGACGGTCATCGCGGGGCCCGCGTCGGGGACCACCTCGACCCGATCAGCGAGACCCATCGCGACGGTGTCCGCGGCGGTCATCCACGTCTCTTCGGCGAGCAGCGACGCCCAGTCCTTCTCGCCGGCCTTGTCGGTGTAGACCTCGATCATCGACGCCTGCAGGGTGTCGAGGAAGTCGGCCATCTTCCGCATGTCGGCCGCGTTGCCCCACTCGATCGCGGACGGCGAGTGGATCATCATCTGACTGCCGGGAGACATGACAGTCTCCTCACAGCCCGCGGCGATGAACGAAGCGGCCGACGCGGCGAGACCGTCGACGACCGCGATCACACGGGCGGGGTGCGCGGCGAGCATGTTGAGGATCGCCATCGCCTCCCACACCTCACCACCCGGGCTGTTGATGCGGAGTACGATCTGCTCGACCGTCGGCGGCAGAGCGTCGATGACGTGCGCGACGTCCTCGGTGGAGATACCCCACCATCCGCCGCACGAGTCGATCGGCCCGTACATGCGGATCGTCGCGTTGGTCTCCGTTCCAGATGCGGACGGCGTCGTCACCGCGGAGAAGAACTCCGCCTTCGACGTCGGCGGCTCCATGTCGCCCCAGTACCGGCGTGCGGCACGATCCTTATCCGGCTCCTGCCGGGCCTGCACCAGAGGGTGCGTCGGTCGAACAGTGGTCATGCTGCAGCTCCCTGTGTCGGTTGAGCGGTTGATGTCGCCGGATCCTTCACCGGCATGCCGTACTTCGCGCGCGTCCACGCCTCGAGCGCGGCGTCGGGGAAGATGACCTTCGCGTCGACGAGCGCCTTCAACGCGTCAGCAGTGATCGGCTGCGTCTCACCGATGACCGCGGGGATGATCCGCGGCGCCGGCTCAGACGGGCCCCAGTTCGCGTCGACGAGGTCTTCGATGACGTGCTGCTGGATCACCTCAGCGAGGTGCTGCGCGACCGCGTTGAGCGAGTCGGTGAAGAACGTCGCGAACGTCTCCCCCAGCGCGTACGAACCGGTCGCGTTGTCGCCACCGAGGCTGAGGAAGTGCAGCAGCGCACCCGCGGCGATCTGCTCGTCGTAGTACCGGATCAGCGCGTCCGTGTCGGGCAGCTTCCCCGTGACTCCCATGAAGGAGAAGTCGGCACCGTTTGGGAGGCCGACGCCGGCAGCATCCCCGGCGCGCGCTTCGGTCGCGAGCTTCTTGCCCGCTTCGATCTGATCGTCGAGCCACTTCGACGCCTGGTCGAACGTCCAGTCGACCGCGTTTTCCGGCAGCGGCGGCGCCTTGTACACCGGCAGGCCGAGGCCGTTGCGCTCAGCGGTCAACGCCTGAATGCGCAGCACCCGGTCCTTCAGGACGAACATCTTGTACGCGGCGCGCAGCAGCGACTCCCCGAACCAGTTCGCACCCTCACGCTCATTCACGAACGCGACGAGACGATCCACCGGGATCACAACGGCCTTGCCGTCCTTCAGCGCCTGCTGCTTGATCGCGACCAGCCCACCATCGGATGCGACGTCGATCTCCGAGATCGTCCGCGGCGGCCGCCACGCGAGCTTCCCGATGTGCGCAAGCCCACGCTCATCAACGTCATACACCTGCTCGAAGAACGAATGCCCGTACACCAGCTCGAGCGACGCGAGCCGCAGGAACTCCTTGAACGAGAACCGACCCTTCGTCCGCAGCGGAGCGACGAACGGCTGCCCCTTCACCGGCAGTCCCAGATCATCGGCGATGTGTGTCGTGACCACGTCACGACATCCGGACCCGTCGATCACCCAGTCGGTGCGGAGGATCGGGAGCGTCACGGCGCGGAGCACCGACTTCACCTGCGGATCCTCACGACGCATCCGGTCGAACACCTCAACCGACTGCGGCCACTGCAGATCCGGGTTCCGCTCCGTCATCCAGTTCAGCAGCGACGCCCACCCGGTGAGACCCGGGTCAGCCTGATATCCGATCTCGGGCAACGGCGGACCTCCTCGGTCTAGAAGCGGATAGTCCGCAGGTCTTCCTCATGACGGCCGCCCTCAGCACGCCGAACGACGGTCGGGGCAGGCGGGGTGGGCACTTCCCGCTTCGGCTTGGATTCGGCCTTCAGTACGCCCCACACGGCCCACGTGACGACCTGCGCCTGAGTGATCGGTTTCCGCGGGTCTGATTGGTCCCACGTCTGCCCCGTGCCACGAACGAACGTGCGGGTCTTCGCGAACTGCAGCGACGCACTCACCTCGGGCTGGTCACGGTGAGGGACGAGCTTCGCGTTCACGTGCTCGATGAACTGCGTGTGCGCGGCGGCGAGCTCGTCGATGTTCATCGACAGGTACTTAATGCCCGCCTTCGCGAGAGCGGTCAGGATCGCGGTCGCGTTCTTCGCATCGAGAACGACCGTCGCGTCGCCAAGCTCGGCCTTCAGTTCCTTCACGTACCCGGCGACCCACATCGTGCCGCTCTTGGTCTTCTTGTGCTCGACAGCGATGCCATCCTTCACG